AATCCGCTACTATTTGCTGTTACACCAACTCCATCAACAATTGCTGTGCCATTTCTTCCAGCATATAAAACTCCATCTTCAGGAAGGTTTAATGTTTCAGTTTGATTCGCACCAACTGTTATTGGAATATAAACTTGTGTATTAGTTGAAGAACTAACAGTTGTAGTATTTACTAAACCATTAATAATTGCTGTTCCAGAACTTCCAGCAGCTTGAACCATAAATCCACGAAGTCTTGTTGGTCCTGTAAATAAAACTGCATTTGTAGAACTTGTTACGACTGGTTTTACATCACTTTTCATTGCCATAAATTTCTCTTTGTATTAATGGAGCTCCCGAAGAAGCTCCATTAAGAATTTAATTAAGCTCCTGGTCCAACTTCACCTGGTTTACCATTATCACTAATTATGTAATAGATAGTTACAGATGTAGTAGAAGCAGTTGTAGAACTTCCTGTTCCTGCACCATATACAGTTGAATTAACTGTAAGTGGAGTTGTTGCAAAAGTTCCTAAATCATTTCCAACCAAAGATGATTGAATACCATTAGCACTTAATGCGCTAGTGATTGAAGTAGAAGCTGCTTGAGCAGCAGTTGAAGTAGTTCCTAGATTTAATGCTTTGTCAGCGGCACCTGTTGCTGTGTGTACAACATCAGTAATTTGTGCTCCAGCTGGAAGAACAATCGCTCCTCCATTTATTCCTGTAACTGCAGAATAAACAGATGTAGAACTGTTTACAATTCCTTTAGCTGCAAGAACAACTGTACCTGCGAATACGTCAGATTCTTTATTTTGTCCGCCGTAAGATCTTACTACTCCTTGAAACGTAGTTTTTGCCATATTATTATCCTCCTAAATAATCCAATGTAGTCATTAGGCTGTCGACTATACTCGTCTACATTAGATGTTAATGTATAGTTATTGAAATATAGCTTAAATTATAAAATAGCGCAAGGGGTTCCTACATCGAAAATCTAGTTTTCGGATATATAGCTAGGGTTTAACTAGCTACAGAAAATTCAGGAGCAGCTAACTCTACTTTAATCTGTCTGTAAGCTATATCAGCTTCAGTCATTTTAATTTGGTTAATGACGTCTTTTATTTTTTCGTCAATCTTAACCATATCAAGAGTATATTTACCCTCTTGAATGTAGTGTTGCTCCCAATCAAGTTCTAATGACCTCTTCTTCTTGTAAAGGTCTTGAACTGATATCATCTACAACCTCCTCATAGGTTATCCAGCATTTAGATGTTGAAAACATCCTGTTACTGTCCTTTAACAATACCCCATTTTCTCCTATTTTGTCAAGGATAGCTTTTTCTATACTTTCTGCATTATCATCTGCCATAACATTAAAATCAGCCATATGACCATAAGCTCTGATTTTAACACTAAACAGTTTTTTCATACTCTTTCTTTCTATCACAATAATGGGGTGAGATAAACCCACCCCATTAAATAAATTGCTTAATTATTAAGCGCCTGATGAACCGAAAGCACCTCTAGGGTCAGACCAGCCGAAGCTGTATCTTTCTCTAGCTTTGTATCTTACGTTACCAGTTTCGAAGTCACCTTCCATAGAAGTTCTAATCGGTGATCTTTCAAAATACTTTAAGCCATTTGGTACATCTGTAATGATGAAGAATGCATCAGAATCAGTTAAGTAATGGTTCACAGTATAACCTTGTGGAATCATTCCTTTGTTTCTAATTGCATTGATATCATTGTCAGCTGTTCCAACTCTGCCAGCAGATTTCATTAATCTGTCTGCTGTAAATTGTTGCTCAGAAGGAATAATTAACTTAGTTCCTTGAGCTGCAATTTTTAAACCTCTTTCATCTGTGAAAGCAGCAATGTCAATCAATGACTGCTCTAAAGATGTTTCATTTAAATCAGCTTGTGTTGCAAGCGTGTTTCTAAATGTTCCAGAGATTGTAGCGTGAGTTGTAGAGAATAAAGGAGATCCATCACCACCTACGTAAGATGTGCTGAATCCGTTATTCAATACGTTAGCCGCAGTTACCTGCTTTGTATTCGCCATAGATCTAGCTAATGCTTTTGTATATCTAGACGCTAGTCTGTCATACAAGTTATCTTCAATCGCTTCTTCAGTGATTGAAAACGCAAGAGCTATAGTATTATGCGTGTATCTAGCAGTGAAAGTTTCTTGCGCTTGATCGTATGTAACGCCTGAACCTTCCGACTTAATAGCAGCATTACCGAAACCAGATAACATCACTTCTTCTTCAAATGCTCTATCTGAAGTTTCTTTGATGAAGATTTCCTCATGCTCGCTTTCGTAACGTTTATATTCAAGTCCAAACAGAGCGTTTAAACCTGGTTCTAGTTCTTTAACTAGTTGTGATCGTGATATAGCCATAGTTTATATTCTCCTGTTATAGTAATTGAGTACCTTTAGAGATTCTAACAATGAAATCTTCATTAGTTACAGCCTCTTCGTTACCTACGAATGGTGAAGTATTCACCACTGTCACTTGTCCAGCACTTGCCGCTGCTGAAGTTCCTAAATCAAGGTAAGCACCAGAAATACCGTTATTAGTATTACCAGCTGCATATACTTGTTTAAAAGTTACTCCAACTGCAGTAGTTCCTAGAGCAGTTCCTGTAGATTTAACTAGGTACAATTGATTAGGGTCATTAATTACGTACGCCTGAATTTCACCCTGTGTGATATTCGTTTGTGAGTAAAAATTTGACCATTTTGGTTTTTTAGTTGATGGGTCTGATTCAATCAAGCAACCGTTGAATACGCCAAAAATACTAGTTAGAGCTGAAGTATCAACTACGATAACTCCACCAGTAACGTTTAGCTTAACAAGGTCTCCTTGATAAATAGACGAGCTATAGTTGTCCACGATCACGTATTGATCCTGTCCACCTGCAGCTGGGTTTCCACCAAGTTTGCCTAACGGTCTGAAACCGAAGGCTACTGTTGTGTTTGCCATATTTATTTTCTCCTTAAGTTTATTTTAAACTTTGTGGTTAGGAATTACTAAATAATTAGTTCTTCTTTGAGCCACCAAAAGTTACACGAGTCTGCCTCTCTTTGCTGATTGGCATACTTGGGTGCTGATCTCTCAGAGGATCGTTTGCAATAGCATCTTCTCGATCTTTAGTCCTTTGTGCAAAGTACTCTTCTCGAGATTTAGCGATCTCCTCGGGTATCCTAGCCAGCAATAGGCCACCAACCCCAATCACTCCTGCGTATTTTCCGTCTTTGACTTTTGGATAATTAGAATCAGGATATTCATCCGCTCTAACTAGTTCCCAACCAGATCTCAATTTACCAGAGATATTCTTCGTATCATCGAAGCCTACACTCTCGGCTCTTATCCATCTGTGTCTAAATCCGTCCGGCGCAGTTGGTGCATCCAGAGATGATGGTGGAGTCCAAACTTTGGGTCTTTCATCTTTAACCCTAGTTTCGCTCGCACGGGAAGTCTTATTTTTATCGTTTGTCATATGCCTATACCTCCTTCGTGGTTAATTGTTTCGCATATTCTTCAAGTGGCACACCTAATTTTTTAGCAATAGCTACCTGTGACGTTGTGAGTCTTACAGTTTTGCGACTAGAACTTTTCCCACCTGCTCGGCTAGCCGAAGCTACAGTTTGAGTAGGTTTTGAAGTGTTAGTCGTTTGTGCTGTATTAGTAGCAAATTTATGGGGAAATTCAAGTCTTATTCTTTTATCAATTTCCGTATAATATTCATCACTTTGTGGATCATAACCTTCTTCTTCTACAAGCTTTTTATGCATATCAAATGCAGTATAAGTCATAGCAGAATCTTGACCAAACCATGTATTCTTTTGAGCCCAACCTTGAGCTTTAGGATCTGGATTGATTGGTTGTTCCTGTTGAATAGGTTGTTCTCTTAACCTGTCAACATAATCCTGAACGGGTTTAGCATTATCAACTTTAGTTTCTAATGCTTGTTTAGATTTAATTTCAGATAATCTAGCATCTTCATAACCTAATCTAGCTATGTCAGTTTGCGCTGCGATTTCTGCTTTTAAATCACCATCAGTTCTAGCTTGTGCTAATCTAGAGGCTGCTGCTTCCATGGAAGATTTAATTCTATTTTCCATTTCATTAACATAACCTGAATCTAGTTTAGTAAGTCGTCCTGCTAAAGTTTCTTTTTCACCTTGAATCTTACGTGCATACTCAATGGCAGCTTCACGCTGTCTTTCAGCTTCACGCATCTTCTTAGTTAATTTAGCAATTCTCTTTTTTACGCCTTCACTGTAATCTTCTAATTCTTTCTTCGAATCTGTATCTGTTCCTTGGTCCTTTATTTCTGTTTCTTGTTTGCTATCTTGAACAACAGGCTGCTCATTTGATTGCGCAGATGTGTCAATGGACTTAATACTGTCTTCAGTATTTTCATTTGATGACTCCTCTTGTTTAGATTCCAATTCAACGTCAGCACCTACTGTTTCGCCGACATCTACTAATGGATCGTTCTTTTTATCTTCTGGCATAGTCTCCTCCTATGTTTATATATGATGTAATACGTCTTCCGGATTTTTAATCGTTCCGAGTACTTCATCGTCATTAAGCAGTCTTACTTCACCGCCTTCTATTGGTAGTCTTGAACCAGCATATCTGGCAAAGATCACCCAATCCTTCTCCTTGCACCACGGACCTGTTGGATATCGTTCTTTATCATGATACGCTAACGGTCCCATTTTTAAGACATAACCACAATTTGTGGATATTCTTAATTTGTCCAAAGATTCCTGTGAAAATATAATTCCACCTTTGGTTTTATCTTTTGGTGTAAATGGTAATACTAAAATCCTCCAACCAGACGGTTGTGGTAAACTGTCAATTAAAGAGTCAGTAATATTTTCTGCTCTTACAGTTTTTTTGTCTTCTTCTTTATACTTTTCTTCAAGACCTAATACCGTTTTAGGTATCTCAGTCGAGTTTGATAACGTTTCCTTTTGCATCTGCATTTAGCTCCTTCTTGTTAAGCAGGTTTGAGATTTCCTGTAATAAAAATTCGTATGTACGAATTTGACCTAAGATATACTTGTAGTCTTCCATATTGTCAACGCCTCCTGAAGTAATAATTGTTGATAAATTCTTCAATTGTTCCTTCATAAATCGTTGTAGTTTACTTGCTACATCTATTGTGTCTTCCATGTTCTTTCTCCTGTTGGTTATATTAACAGTTCCACTTACGTAGAGACTTATTAATTCTTGAATTCGGATCTCTTGCAGTTTTTGCAGATGTTAATCTTTTCTTCATACCTGACATTCTAGCACAAAATGATTTTCTTCTTTTAGCAGACTTTGAACCAGGCTTTAATTTAGAAGGCTTTGTAGTTACAGCCATAGATAATTTAGATCCTGGATTTGCAGCTCTATAAGATGCAATACCTTTTCTATTTAATCCACCAGATTGAGACTTACCTTCTTTACGCTGCCATGCTGGAGTTCTACCACCAGATGCCATCAT